TTCCACAATTCAATCCAACAATTCTATCTTTTAATGCATAAATAATTTCATGAGTTTGAAATATGGCTGGAAATGTTTCTATTAGGACGGTTACTTTAGTTGAATTTGGACGTAACCCTAATATTTCTTCGGATTGGGTTATAATATTATTTACATAAATGGCATCCTCATAATTTTCTAATTTTGGAATATATAAATATGGACCCTGGTTGGTTTCATTCATATGGGTGCCATTATTAAATAGATGCGTTCCTATATCAAAAAGAGTTGCTTGTATAGGTGTATTGTTTTCATTTATTACATTTTCTTCAAACATATGTAATCCTCTTGCTCGAACTAAAAGTGTAGGAGGTGAATCATTTGTCACTTCGTAAAGTTTTTTTTCTGTTTCGTATTTTAATTCTCCACGTGATACTAAATTTATATTTCTGTGTGCATTTACAACATTATTCCAAGAAGGAGACATAGAATCCTCAATATCTAACATATAGCAATCAGCGGATGAGTTCATTGCATTAATAACCATTTTAGGGTCATTTCCAGGTCCTGTTAATTCTACATGTCTTTCTCTTAAATTCTCTGGAATAGTATTTGCTTCCCAATCACCTTTTCTAATTTCTTCAGTATCTTCTCTATAACAAAAAATGTTTTGTGAATGGGTTCTTTCTCTTTGCTTCATACAATTTTGGTGATGTTTGCTATTATTATCATGTAATTTTGTTAGAAAAGCAGATAACTCTTTGGGTACAAAATCTGAGTGATTAGTTGTTATATGAAAATTTCTTTTACGGAGAGATAAAATATTGACCGATTTTCTTAAAAAACGAAACATTTATATTATAGTTATAATTATTTTTAATTTATTATTTTATTTTATTGTTAAAATTATAAATTATTAGTAAAATATTGAATTAAAAATTTTTCAATATTATAGAAATATATATGGTTAAAATAATTGCTAATAAAGAGTTGGAAGTTATTAAATTGGAAAATAAAGTTAAATTTAATATAAAAAAAAATAAATATACAAAATTTTATAATAAGATAAAAAATATTTTAGGTGTAAAAAATAACCAATTTACAATTCCTGCTAGGAATTTTGTAGGTTTAAATGATTTGGTAAAGAGGATATCATTATCATATAAACAAGCAAATACCTTATTTCAAACATTGTTTATGCAAATAAAAGATTTAAAAGATAATGAATTGAGTGTGTCTTTTTTGGAACTAAATGATATCTATTTTCTAGAAATAACTGAGAATGTATTTTATTTTTTATTATTAAAAACAGATAAAATAAAAAAAATAGAAAATAATTCTTTAGAGATTAATGAACCTATTAAAAAAAAAGATGGTATGTTTTTCTCTCCAGAACTAGAAAAACAAAAATCATTTCCATCTCAAATTTCTTTTAAATCTTGCTATTATTCTTTGGCAATGATAACAATACACTGTTTAAAAAAAGTGACAAAAAAGGAAATAAATTTAAGTGAACATGTAGAAAGTTTAGTTGGAACACCTTTATATTGGGCTTTAGAACGTTGTTTAATGAAAGATGATGAAAATAGAACTTTATTGTATATTTAATTTCTAATAAGTTATTATATGTCAATACATGTATTGAAAAGAAAGGCTGCTGCAAAAGCGAAATTAACTATACAAAATCAATATGCTTCTGCTAGAAATGAGCCTTTTGCTATAAATATGACAAATAGAGGTTCAGTTAGAAATGCTCCTGTTTTGGGACAAGTTGATATGAATCGGTGTTGTCCTCCTATGAATGATGTTAGAAACCCTGCAAAATCCCAAAGTTATTTTAATTATCACAGAAGAAGTGTTGGTGGTTTAGGAAGATTAGCATCTCGTGTTGTAAATTTAAGAAGTGTCCCTGTTAATGGTAGTTTAAATCAAATGGTAACTCATAAGAGGGCACCGGATCATGGTCAATCTCAATATGTAAAAGACAAAAAAATAAAAGAGTTAAGATGTGATAATAAAGCATATCAATGTGATCCAGATGCTGCGACACCGTATTCTACACCAAATCCTAATATTACTAAACCTGCTGGGACGAGTTCTCTTCCATCGTATATTGCACCAGAGTGCAAGAACGATTGTGGAAAAGGTAGGGCTCATATTACTAAAAATTTGGGATTTATGTCTAGTAGTGAATATTTGAAAAAGAAATTATCTTATAGAAAAATGAGTGGTAACTATGAAGAACCTTTAATGAATAATGCTAGTTGCACTGTTATAGAATAAAATTGAATTATAATATATTATTGATTTTAGATAATATATTATTATGAGTGATTTCCATTCCGATCCTAGTCAAATTATCTATTCAAATGATTCCCCTGATGGAGAAGCAATAAAAAGTATGAACAAGAATATTGGACATTTTTGTGTTTTCCTAAAAGTTAGTGATGAATTTGATGAAAATTATGGAGAAGAAGAGAGACAAAAACTAATTGATTTTTATAAAGAAAGAATTAGTTTGCATGAAAAGCATACAGTAGAGAATAATTTTAAAGATAGTGGATTTGATTTAGTAGTTCCATATGTTAAGGATAGTGGTGTTTATTTTTACAATCCCGGACAAAAGAAATTATGTAATTTGAGAGTTCAAGTAGGAATATATAAGATAGCGGATTTCTATGGAGATACTCCTTCTCCCTTTTATTTGTATGCTAGGTCGAGTATTTATAAAACTCCATTTATTTTAGCAAATAATGTGGGTATTATTGATACAGGATACAGAGGTAATCTATGTGCAGCATTATATAATACACATCCTACACCAGAGGTTGTAGAAATGGGAAAAAGAATGACACAAATTTGTATGCCTAATTTGTCTCCTAATTTTCATGTTAGATTGGTGAAAGAGTTATGTGATACTTCTAGAGGTAGTGGAGGTTTTGGTTCAACTGGTCAATAAGTTTAACTCGTTACTATATTTATCATGAATATATATTTTACAATCTTTAATAAAATTGTAATATAAAATTTGATTTTTTTTAAATTTTATTTTACAATCTTTACAAATATAACAATTAAATTTTAATGATTTATACTTGTTAGATAAGGTAGTGATGTGTGTTGTTAATGAAGTTGGTAAATCACAATAAAAACATGCATGTAACCATCCTTTTTTAGGTAAATCGGATTTTTGAAATAATTCTATTGTTTCAACATCCATGTATTAGTAATTATTTAGAAGTAAATTTGGAAATTTAAACTTTTTTAAAAGATATTATTTAATATTAATGTATATATATAAATGCGTAGAACACGAAGAAGAACTAGAAAACGTCGCAAAAGACAAAGAGGTGGATTTCTTGGAGCATTGACATCAGGATTAAATAATGGTCTTGCCGCAATTGGTCTTAAGAAAAAAGAAGAAGCAACTGATGAAATTCAGAGTACTCCTGCTAGTGCCGATTTATCACAACCTGTACAAGGAGGTGGGAAAAGACGCCGTCGTCGCAAATCTCGCAAGAGTCGCCGTCGCAAATCTCGCAAGAGTCGCAGAACTAAGAAACGCCGTCGCACCAAAAGACGCCGCCGCCGCCGTTAATTACAGTGCATTTTTTTTAGTGCCTTTTTTAGATAATGTATTTTTTATTTTAAATATATTATCCTGAACTTAATTAAAATATATTCACAATACTATATTAGTATGAATAACTTTGATTTAGATATATCTAATTACAATATTGATGATTTAAAAAACTTTTTAAATATAGATGCATTGACGTTTGATTATGCTGATTTACAAAGAAGTATAAAGAAAAAAATAGCACAAATCATGGGTATTGAAAGATATGGGGGAGAAGAGAAAAAAAATTTAATAAAATTTGTAAATCAGATAAACTTGAGGCTTGTTGAGCAAATAAAGTTGGAAAATAAAATAGAGGAGTTTCATAGAAATCCCAGTTTGGAAATAAAAGATCCTGAGACTAAATATGAATTTCCTCCTCATAAAAAAGAAAGTTCAAATCAACATGAGACAAAAAAAATAATTAGTCAACTTAGTATCGATACCAAATTTAGAAAGAATTATTTATTTACAAAATCAACAGATTTTTATATAGATTTACCTATGGCTTTAAAAAATATTCTCTCCATGAGAATGGAATCATTTGAAATCAATAACACAATTTATAATATTTCTAGTAAGCGTAAAACAAATAAAATGTATGTTAAAAAAACAACTTCTGGTGGAACAGTAACTGATGCTACAATAGTTATTCCCGATGGTAATTATACTGATGTAAGTCTTACTAACTACTTAAATAATGTTGGAGGACCTTTAAACACCATAGGTGTTAATATTGAGTTTAATGCAAGTACTCAAAAAACTAGATTTGTTGCTGTTGATGGAGGAGGGGTAGTTGAAACAAATAGTAAATTGGTTATTAATTTTGATTATGAAGCAAAATGTGGTGCAAGTAATATTGATAAATCACAAGAACAATTTAAAACGAGTGCGGAGAGAAATTTAAATACAAGAATAAAAAATCCCAAAGATCCAACATGTAACCCATGTCCTGCTGGGAGTAATATAGAGCCTGATGGAGTTAAGTTAGAGAAAAGAATAACCACAACTTCTCTGGGTTGGATTTTGGGATTTAGAAAGGAAAAATATTCTGGTTCTCATGAACATATTAGTCCCTGTTTGTATGATTTTAATATTATAAAATATATGTTTTTATGTGTTGATGATTTTCAAAAATCTATGCATGAAGTAGTAAAAATTGTGTATGAGGATAGTTTTTTACAAAAAAATATATTGTCTAGAATACCAGTGGATCCTAATGCAAATAATCAACTATTGATTTTTAATGAAACCGATACTGTAAGAAGAAGAAATTACTTTGGACCCGTTAATATTAAACGTATGCATATTCAATTAATAGATGAGTATGGTGAACTTGTGGATTTAAATGAGCAAGATTTCAGTTTCAATTTGGAGTTTGAGGTACTGTATGAGAGGAATATTTATTAACTGATTATAAATTTATGAATTCGTTTATAAGTATTCGAAAAAATACTTATAAAAATAGATAATGAAGACTTGCGTCTTCTATAATAGATCCAGATAACCTGATTTGAACAAGTGACCAAACGATCTACAGTCGTCCGCTCTACCAACTGAGCTATATCTGGTGACCTCGGTGGGTATTATAATACTTTAATTTGTTTTTAACTTATTTTTTTATTAATTTAATTATCCACTAGCATAATATTGCGTCCATTCTCGAGCAGTCATATCATAGGCGACTCTATTATTTTTATACTGATTTGCTATATCAGGTACAAGTGGATCATCTGGATTTGGGTCTTCTAAGAGAGAACATATAGATAAGAGGATCTTGTCAATTGTTAAAGCCGGACTCCATTGGTCTTTTAATACATCTAAACATATACCACCACTACTATTAATATTAGGATGATATACCTTTGTTACAAATGTAATTTTTGGAGGTTTAAATGGATAGTTTGGTGGAAATTTAATATTCAAAATAAATACACCACCTTGGTAAGGGGACGCAGAAGGACCCATTAATGTAGCCTGCCATGTAAAAATATCATCATCTTCTGGACCAGCGCTACAATTTAGAGGTGGGTCGTTTTTTAAATTTTCTAATTCTTTTTTTATTCGTTTCTCTTATGCCATTATTTTTATTATTTTAATTCCTTAGGATAGCTTTATGTTATTTTATTAGTTATTTAACTACATTCACTTATATTTTTAACAAAAAATTTAAAAAATATTTACACAGATGAATATTTAAAAACAATCAAATAATATAAGTAGATGAAACGAAGAAAAAGTAAAAATTCTTTCATTGCAAATGCCGGAAAAGATTTATTTAATGGAATTTATTATGATTTAAACGATGATTGTTTTCAACAAAACAAAAGATGTCTCATGTCTTTAATTTTTAATTTATTTACAACAGATTATGATGATTTATTAGAAAGAAATAATTTACACCTGAGAAGATCTTCATATTGTTTACTTGCGAAATTAAAAAATAAAGTCATACCTGAATATGTTAATAATTCTATTTACAATATAATTTTGGATATTATTTATAATAAAGAAGGTGTGCGGAAAAAAAAAGAAATGAAAAGAATGTTTCATTATTATTATGATTTGGCGAAACTTGCATATAAAAATAATGATCATAATACTACATTAATTATAAAAGGTGCATTGGAGAATGTTGTCATTAAACAACTAAAATTTAAAATATTTAAAAGTGAACAAAAACTTGTAAATATATTTAAAGAAGAATATGGTCAATTCATAGATTGTTATAAAAATCATGTAAAAAATATAATGAAAAATAAAGATAACTTGAATGAATTTATACCGTCGGCAATGGTATTGGATATGCATTTAAAAAAAAATAGTATGTATACGAAGGCATTTAAAAGTATAGGCAAATATCCTGAAAATTTAATAAATCACCATGTTGAGTTAAATAATATTTCTGTGCATATAAAAGAGTATTATACAAACATGCCTAATGCTATTATTAATCTTTATACAGAAAATCCTTTCGATCATCCATTTGTACATGCAAAGAATAACAATCAAATGACCGGTGATTTATTATATATTGTTAGAAATATATGTTAAACTATATCATCTCCATTTTCGGTTAATTTTGGTGGTTGAACAATAGGTTTTAAAAGGTTTGAATTTGTTGAAGTAGGTGGAGTTGTTTGGTTATATGGTAATTGTTTTGTTTTTTGAATTTTAGGTGAATCCATACCAGAAGGATATTTTGGCTCCTTTTTTGATTTTAATGGATCTATTGATTGTTTTTTAATGTTATTTATAGAATTTATTTTTGGTATTGGTACTTTAAATCTGGATTTACGTTTTAGGATTGGATTTTTGGAGTTTTTAAATCTCTCCAATGCTCGTAGTTTTTCTCTTTGTGTATTTATAGTTAATTTTACATTATTTTTTTTTTGCTCATTTTCATTGGTAGTATCTGGTTTTGTATAAATAGTAGATTTCACTTCTTCCTTTTTTTCTTCATTATGACATATTTTATTACTACAATGATTCTTTTTAACTATAATATAAACTATTAATATTAATACACCAGTAAAAATAGTTGAACCGATGCTTATTAAAACGATATGACCAGGTTCTAGACCTGCAGGTGAGGGTACTATATCATTCATTTTTGATGGATGATCTGTCGAGGGTGTTTTAATAGGTGAAAGGAGTTTTTCTGCCACGGGTGCAGGGGTTGTTGTTTCTGTGACGGGTGCAGGGGTTGTTGTTTCTGTGACGGGTGCAGGGGTTGTTGTTTCTGTGACGGGTG